TACCACATCAGGATATTCACCCTCGAATTTATCAGTCACATAATTTAAAACCGCATTTTCAGCGGCCTTAATATACATTTCCAACATCGAGTCATTATCATCGGTGTCATAGCGCAAATGCTCTTTAACCTCTGGCAAAGTAACTATGCTCATGACTCACCCCATTTCTTTTGCACTAATTTAAAGTTTTCATGGTCAAACTCGCCTAAGTGAGCTTTTTCCACATGCCAAAGTGAGCCATTTTTCGTGACAAACTGCCCGATTTCGTACTGATTATCAGGCTTAAAAACGCCTTTGTATAAGCTTTTCGAGTCTGTTTCAGTAGGTTTTGGCTCTGTTTTGGCTGTCGATTCTTTACTAAATGGATCTTCTTTTTGATCACGTTTAGCCAATGCCGCAACTGAATAGTTTTGCTGCTGCATATAAACAGTATCGCCACCAGGTATTGGCAACAAACCAACCTCTACTCGTGCTTCATTTGGCGTTAGGATTGCAGCACCAACACCTTCTTTCAAACGTGCCATTTGTGATGTTGAGTCCATTCGAATTAGTACATTAATATTTAGAAATGCTTCCAATCCACAAGGTAAGCCTGGTGATATTTCAGAAGTTCCAGATCTACAGGCGAACATTCTTATTAAATTGAAGTTTGCTGAACCTGTTGATGACGGTCCTCTCATTGAATTCTTGAAAAATTTAAACGGCACTTCGGTTGTTGATGATTTTGGGAGTTTGGTTGAGGCTCAAAAGGCCGATATCGGTCCTGAAGTTGTTGCTCAGAAACCAATTCAAAAAGCAAAACCAATTAAACCCAAACAAACACGTACAAGCAAAGCAAAATAAGGCGGTAAATAATGGGCATTTTTGGCAATTTATTTAAGAAAAAATCGCTTCAAGGTGTCCAATCTGGTGGCGGTTGGAGATCTCTTTTTGTTCAAGAACCCTATTCGGGTGCGTGGCAAAAGAACGATGAATTAACACGTGAAGATGTAACTGCACACCATGCTGTTTTTGCTTGCGTATCTTTAATTTCACAAGATATTGGCAAGATGCCGATTCAATTAAAGAAGCGCGAAAAAGATGTACTTGTTAATGCTGAAATACCAAGTAAGTTCCGAGTATTAAAAAAACCGAACCGCTTTCAGATTTGGCAACAGTTCAGTGAAAATTGGACTACATCGCTTTTGCTTCGTGGAAATACTTATGTTCTAAAGCGCCGTGATATTTTTGGCGAAGTGGCTGAGCTGGTAGTCTTGAATCCAGATATGTGTAAGCCATTGATTGACGATAATGAGAGNATGTGTTTTATCAGTTGAACAATGACCGTTTAACACAAACTGAATCGGTAATAGTCCCAGCATCTGAAATTATTCATGACCGTATTAACTGTTTTTATCATCCATTGGTGGGTTTAACACCAATTATGGCGTGTTCACTGGCAGCAGGTCAGGGTATCGAGATTCAAAGGAATTCTCGCAATCTGTTTAGAAACAACAGTAGGCCTTCTGGTGTATTAACAACACCTGGATCTATTACCAATGAGAAAGCTGCTGAATTACGCAAACAATGGAATGCAAATTATTCAGGCGCTAACCTCGGTGGAACTGCAGTGCTGGGTGATGGTGTAACTTTTCAAACTATTACCGTTTCTGCTGCTGATTCACAACTTATTGAACAATTAAAAATGACGGCTGAAATAATTTGNTCAGTCTTCCATGTNCCATTGTTTAAAGTCGGNTTNGGGCCTACACCTTCAGGCAAAATTTCAGATTTAAATGAAATTTACTATTCAGACTGTTTGCAAAGTCCAATTGAAGCACGTGAAAACTTATTGGATGATGGATTGGGTCTACTAGATAGTGGATTGGAAGCATTTCTAAATATTAATGTACTAATTCGAATGGACTCAACATCACAAATGGCACGTTTGAAAGAAGGTGTTGGTGCTGCAATCCTAACGCCAAATGAAGCACGAGTAGAGGTTGGTTTGTTGCCAATACCTGGTGGCGATACTGTTTATATGCAGCAGCAAAACTATTCAGTTGCGGCATTGGCTAAACGTGATCAAAAAGAAGATCCATTTAGTAAAGAATCGACAGCCAAAACAGAGCCAAAACCTACTGAAACAGACTCGAAAAGCTTATACAAAGGCGTTTTTAAGCCTGATAATCAGTACGAAATCGGGCAGTTTGTCACGAAAAATGGCTCACTTTGGCATGTGGAAAAAGCTCACTTAGGCGAGTTTGACCATGAAAACTTTAAATTAGTGCAAAAGAAATGGGGTGAGTCATGAGCATAGTTACTTTGCCAGAGGTTAAAGAGCATTTGCGCTATGACACCGATGATAATGACTCGATGTTGGAAATGTATATTAAGGCCGCTGAAAATGCGGTTTTAAATTATGTGACTGATAAATTCGAGGGTGAATATCCTGATGTGGTAAAGCATGCAGTTCTACTTATGGTCGGTATGTTTGATACCGATCGAGAGCCAAGCAAAGATTCACCCATTACTGACAATTATTTGCCGGCCCCAGTGCGTGCTTTGCTTTATCCATATCGCACACCAACAGCTATATAGGTGATTTATGCAATCAGGCAAATTACCTCACCGAATCACCATTGAGTACGAAACAGAAGGTGAGCAAGACCAGGTCACAGGTCATGTGCCTATTATCTGGACTGAATTCACAAAAGTTTGGGGAAAACTCGAAGCGTTATCCACAAAAGATCAGCTTCAAGCTCAGGCCATTAATTCAAGCATGACAGCGCGATGCAAGATTCGATATAGCTCAACAGCAAGTCAGATTGATTCAACCATGCGCGTGCTATTCCGTGGCAAGTACTGGAAGATTGACGGTGATCCAATTCCAGATAATCAATCAGGATTAGAGTGGTTGACCTTAAACCTTGCTGAAGGTGAAGCGGAATGGCAGTCGAATTAAATATTGAAGGCATGGATCAGTTAAAACGCAAACTTGATCAGCTTTCAAATCCCAAAAAAGCCAAGCAAATTGCACGTAAAGCAGGTCGGCAAGCAATGAATCTTGTCCGTGATGCTGCACGTGCAAATGCCAAGGCGATTGACGATCCTGAAACACGTGAAAAGATTCATAAAAATATCGTGACGCAAGGCGGTAAAAGCCGAAATTCGAATGAGATCGTGATTCGAGTTGGCGTGAAAGGTGGTGCTGGGCGAAATCAACACTCTGTCAGTACAGCAGGATTAAGTGGTGGTGATACTCGGCATTTTAGATACATTGAATTTGGAACCAGTAAAATTCCTGCCACACCGTTTCTAAGACCATCGCTTTCTCAAAACCTTGATAAAGTCACAACCAAATTTGTTCAAGTATTCGATGCTGAGATTACAAAAGCATTAAGCGGGGCCATATGACAGCACCTATTTTTAAATTGCTCAGTGCGAGTGATGATGTTAAATCCTTTTTAAAAAAAGGAAATGAGTCGCTTCGGGCTTATGAGTTTGGTTTAGCAAAAGACAAACCAACCACGCCGTATTTAGTCTGGCAAGATATCTCAGGCGATCCACAGAATCATTTAGATTGCCCGGCAAATACAGACCATCTAACAATTCAAATTGATATTTACACCACAGATCCTATGCAGCTGTCTTTAATAAAAGAGGCGGCACGAAAGGCGCTTGAGGTTGATAATTCATGCACGGTGACAGGTTTGCGCGGCAATGAGCGAGAGCCTGAAACAAAGCTTTATCGAACTGGCTTTGATAGCAATTGGTTTGTAGATAGATAAACAAAATTTTCCATATAGCACCCAACCGGGTGCTTTTTTTATGCCTGTTTGTTTGTATTTGCATTCTACATTCAGGCTCAAACAACTCAAAAGGAGTTACTTATGAATGCTAAATTTAATCCAGTAATTAAACTGGTGGATGTACAAAAAGGTGAGCCAACCACAACAACATTGCAAATAGCGATTGGCTTGGGGCTAACCCATAAAACAGTAATTCAATTGGTTCGCACATATCTTCCTGATATTCAAGAGTTTGGTCGAGTTAAGTTTGAGTCTGCGAATTCCGCATTTGAAATGGCGAATTCAGAACGTGAATCAACACGCGGTCGTCACACCCGATATGCAGTCTTAAATGAACAGCAATCATATTTTTTAATGACCTTCATGCGAAATGATTTTAATAAGAACTTCGCCTTCAAATTCCTGACCTTCAGCATCACGAAATTTAATTGTTTTTTCAACGAATGTACCGACACCAACAGCTGTTAGAGCTGCTTTTAATGTAAATTTAGCCATTATGGAGTCACCACTCGTGGAGTTGTTACAACTGCTGAAGTGCGAACAAGCGCGAATGTATAACCAACTAAAGCGTCTTGTTCAATCGTTGGTGATGATGGGTTGATATAACCTTCAAATGACCACCAAATACGATCTTCAGGTAATTCGATACCTGCAATTGCTTCATAAGTAGGAGGTGTTTTTGAATGGCTTGAACCTACATACCATTGAACTTTGTCACCGGAATCAGCCAATTGAATTAACTGTAGGTGACTTGCATTTNCATCATCCAAATCAATTTGAATTGAGCCTTCGCCTGGATCACGCAGACCACGCTCATAGTCTTTTGTATCCGAGTCCAAGCAAGTTGCATC